TTTCCCTCCACTACGCTCTTCCGATCTACCATAGAGGATAATGGTAAATTATAACTTTCTGAAACAGTATTACTTTTTTCTTCAGTAATTAAAGTATTCATTATATTTTTTTTAGATTCTAAAATAGACTCTAAATTCTTAATACTATTATTATATATTACATTATCTATATCCTTGTAGTTGTTTTCTTTAGTGTCTTCAACAAACAAACTAACCCATTTATCTAAGTTTTGGATATTTTTTTTAGTACTCTCTATTAATATTTGTGAATATTCTAAAGACTCATTTAGATAATCATAGGCAATAGAATTATCTAAACCTTTTTTAGTTGACAAGTCGTCATAAAGATAATATATCTCAGATAAATCTTTATTTTCTAAAACCAAAGAATTAAAATGATTCATAAAGGTTTTAAAAACAGGCTTACCGTATAAATCTATACTAGCCTTTTCAATTTTTGTTTTAATATTTCCAAAAGTATTCATGTGCTTTTAAATATAAATACTATTTATCAATCAAATTTTTCAATTTTTCATTCATTTCAATCAAAGAATTTCTTCCTTTTGATAAATCAACATAATCTACACCATTAATAAATGTTTCTTCCAATATTAAATTTAAATCGTTTTTTACTAACCTTTCAGGTAGTCCCCCACTAGGTGGTTCTCCTCCGCTAGGTGGTTCAGGAGATGATGGTGGAGATCCCCCACCTAAACTCAATGAGGAACCTAAAGGTGATGACCCCCCGCTAGGTGGTTCTGCACCCGCACTTTCAGTTGAACCTGATTTAGTACCATATAAATCATCTATATTATCAAATAATCCTGTTTTACTTATTACTTCTGCTGTTTTTGCAAGTTCAGCAGATACCGCTCTTTCAATTCTTTGTTGTTGTAAATCCAATCTAATTTCTTCATCAGAGAACCCTAAAATATGTTTTTTAGCCCAAGAAGCAGAAACAGGAGAAACTGTATTAGGTATCTCAGCAACCGCATCTTTATAAAGTAATATCTTTTCTTTCCAAACCTCAACACCCAATAAATCCGCCTGTTTAGAAGGATTGTTTAACCCTAATGTAAAATTGGTTAACTCGTCTTCAAATCCTAAAAGAAATAAATGTATTATTGCAATTTTATTTAATTCAGCAATCATAGACTTTTGTATTCTATTAATTGTTCTTGCAAATCTAATGTCCAATAATGCTAAGTTTTTACCATCACCTACAGCCTCTTCAAAACCTAAATACGCCTTTGGTATTCTAAGGGATGTTACTAATTTTTTTTGTATGTACTCAATGTCAGCGATTTCACCCATATTTTGTCCACCTGGTAGTGTTTCTATTGGCATTGTGGCTGAAGGATCCCTTACCGGTATAAAATAATCTTGATCCACCGCCAATTGATTATACCTCATATCTACGTTACCTGTTTTTGGATCAGCTATCTGATCTCTTTTAAATTTGTTAGCGACTCTTTGTACGTACGCATCAACATCTTTATCATCCATGTTACCAACAAATACTTTAAAAACTCTTCTTTCAGGTGCTCTTGATAATCGGTATATTAACATCGCATCCTCACAAAGTAGTAACTGTTTCCAAATACGTCTAGCCTTTTCTAACATTGATGTTCCATACGGTAGTTTTCTATCATCACCTAAAATTCTAAAATGTGCTACTTCCCAAGTATTAAATTCCATGTTTTTTTCTTTCCATGTAAATTTTAACGCATCATTTTCAATTTCTTTACCATACTTATCGGGATTAAATTTCATCCCTTTTTCTAATCTTTCTATTTGTACATTTGGTAATTGTTGACACCCAACAACCCCCTGTTCGGGATCTAATTTTAGATAAACAAAATTATCCCCATATTTACATGTGTTTCTTGTCCACATAGGTAAATTAGTGTTTATATCTAATTTGTTATTAAACAATTCAGCCAAAACAGATTTTATTCTTTTTGATTCTGAATATATTTTTAATATGTGTCCATCTTTATCTGGCGTTGTGGATTCTTCTCCATAAATGTCTAAGGCAGCCGAAATTTCGGGAGTGTATTCCATTGATTCGTAATCATAAAAAGACGCTAACCTTGTTGGTTCGTAATAAACCGCTTGTTGATATAAATTACTTTCGACTTTTTGCCATTGTTGACCAATGTACATAGTCTGTTGTGCTTGTAATTTTTCTCTTTCGTATTCTGTCTTATCTGTCGTTTTTAAAAGTTCTTTCTTGTCAAATTTAAAAACGGGGGATTGTTGATCCAAAGTAGAGTTAGGTCCAAACACTCTCCCTAATCTCTGCCATACGGTATATTTTTGTTCTGCCATTTTTTTTATTTTAAAGATAATCTGTGTATTTCATAATTAAACCCTTCTTCCTACGAATAACCATAAATAGTTTTCATAATCTTTTTGAGTTACAGAATGGTTACTAACTGAAGAATAGTTAAAATTTGTAACAGGTATAGATGGGTTAAAATTTTGATGTGAATCCCTAAATGTCGTTGATTCGGTAGTCCATGAGTTAATCATTGCCTTTGCTTGATCAGTCGCTCTTTCTAATTGAGCGAAAGAAGTCTCACCAACATATATAGCCATAGCCATCGCCATTATTAAGTCATCATGTTGTCCTTTTTGGTGATCAGGTCTACCATTTATATAAACAAAAGTGTTTAATTCATTATATAATCTTTGAGATCTAACACCAAATCCGTGTCGTAAATATTCTTCAAACGCAGCAACAATTTGAACTCGTTTTGAATTAAAATTTATGCCTGGTATTTTTTCTAAAGATTTAGGATCGAATTTCCATTTATCACTTTGGTTTAATCCATCCACATAAAGATTTTTATAACCTAATTCCTGTAACTTTCTTGAAGTTGCAACACCCATACCTCCGGTTATATCGGTAACAATAAAGGCATTATATTGTCCACCCCATTTAAATGCTATTTCAGCAACAACATCTGGTGGTACTTTTGCAATATATTCTACCACTTGTTCTCTTTCATCAAAATCTATTATGGAGAAAGTAGTAAAATCCTCACTATCGCCTCTTGATACGTCTAAACCTAAAATATAACGGTGTCCGGCGATTGGTTCTTTCCATTGCCAAAGAGCACCACCCATCATTTTATTTTCAGGGGCTTTTATTTGATTATCTTTAATGGATTTCATTGTTTCGGGTGGTATAACGTTATCTCCCGAACCTAAAAAGTTACACTCTAATTCTTGAGAAATTTTTCTTCTATCAAATTTTAATTTTTTAGCCATAGCTTCAAACCAAGAACTATACGCCTTATACCCACTCTCAACCCTTTGTTTTATTTCTTCAAAGTCTCTTTCACTGACTTTAATATTACTATAATCAATAGTTATTTCATTGTCTACATATTCTGAACGATTCAACATATAATGTACAATATCATCACATTTTATTAGTTTTAAATCTTTAGAATATCTTGGATCACGAAACCAATACATTTCAGTAATTCTAAAATCATTCATACCTTTTATTGCTTGACTATAAATTGAATAATATATTGGATCAAATCCGTTTGGTGTTGAAATTACAATAACTTTACCTCCTGTAGAAAGTGATGCCATACAAGCGGACCAAAAATCTTCATCAGCATTAATGTATGCCGCCTCATCAAAAATAAGTATTGTTGGGGTATAACCCCTTAAAGCATCTTTTGATGTTGCAACCGCCTTAACTTCACAACCATTAGTCAATTTAAAATGTCTTTGTGAATTTTTTTCATTAGAAAATGTAACACCAAGCCATTTAGGCCATTGCTCAACAAATGATCTAACTTTATTTGCCATTTCAACGGCAGTATCCATTTTGTTGGCGATTATCAAAATTTTCTCAGGTTTCTTTTTGTTGGCAAAAACAAGTCTTTTTGATGCCCAAGCCGATGTTACTGTTGACACACCCGCTTGTCTATATTTAAGGGCTATATTTTCTTCACACTCATCATAATCTTTAACAAGTGTTACTTGATCTTTAAAAAGTTCTAAAGGTACGTATTGTGATTGTGTATTATCATAGGTTTGTAAGTATGTCCTTAAAGCATATGGGGTATCTTTTACGCATTTTGCATATTCTAATAGTGCCTGTTCTTTTGTTATTGACATTCATTATCTATTATACTTTTTTATCATACTAAAAATTTCTTTTTTCGTAATGTTTGGATATATGTGGTTATTAACTAAATTCATTATATTTTCCTCCAACTTTTTTACTTCGTTGTTTTCTTCTTTTTTTGTTTTTTTAGATTCTACTTTTTTCGGTAAACCTTTGTGTTTTGTTTTGGCGAAATCTTTAGCATCTTTTACACTAATTTCTTTAGATACTTTACCAGCATTACCTTTTTTAGGTATATCCCCTTTTTGCATACCTCTAACTATCCCAAAAAATTGTTGTTGTTTTTTTGATACCGCTTTTTCTTTAATTTCTTTTTCACTAACAGATGCGGTGTCGTTTGATGGATCAAAGTTTACTTTATTTTTATCATTAACAGTTTTGGTTGCGTCAATAAATTTATCTTTATCATCTTTATTTCCTAGATTGTAAACTTTTGTTAATTTTGTTTCTTCTTCTTTTGTTTCTTTCTTTTTGACTTTTTCATACAAAACATTTAATTGTTTACTTGTAAAGTTTTCTAATGTTGTAATTGAAAACCCCTCATGCAGGAGTCTTGCCAATTTAGGATTGATATGTTTCATTTTGCACTAAATTTTTTTCCCATTTTAATACGATATCTCTTTCGTAAAGTTTGTTTTCCACATCTAAAACAGTGTCTCCATAATGAAAAACTAAACGTTTTCTTTTATTAATTAATATATCATCACTATCAGATTTTTCCCAAGCTAATGATATTACACCATCAACCGAGTCATAAACACCAAAAAAATCTGAATTTTGAATTAATTCTAAAACTATCTCAGAATTTTTTAAAACGCCAACACTTTTTATAAAATTAATATTAGGTGGTAATGGTTTACCTGATGCGGGTTCCGCATCCCAATCTTCACCCCAAACATCATCAAAATCAGAAAATATAAATTCATATATATTATCCCCTTTAAAGTTTGGTCCTAATTCATTTACAAATATTAGTTTCATAAAACTATACCTCTAGGTGTTATTTTGAACTGTTTATTATTTTTAACAAAAACCAAATTTTCTTTATTGGTTTTACCAACAAGTTTTGCTGTTGGGTTTTCCTTTAAGAAAAATTTAGCAGAAAGGTATTGATCGGAAGACTCACTTAAATTTTCAATCTCTTTTAAAATATTTATTTTTTTAATTTTATTATTTAAAAAATCTTTTTTTCTTTTTTCTTCTAATAGAGGCTTTTCAACATTGTTAATTTTAAAATAACTTTTTAGTACCTTATCAACCTTAGATTCTGTTTTTAACTCGTTTGGTTCTTCTCCCGGTATAGGTTCTTCAACACCTAAATTACCACCAGGGATTGGTTCTTTTGAACCCAAATCTTCTCCTGATAAATCTAAATCCCCTTCTTCACCCATATCATATTCGTCATACTCTTCAAGCTTATCTAAAATATCATCTCTATCTTCATCATCAAGTTTTGATAAGTCTATTGCGGATAAAATAGAATTCACAACATATTTTATGTCTTGTGAATCTAAGCCTTTTTCTTTGTCAAAGGTTCTTATTTTTTGACTAAGCCTACCTGTAAGTTTTTGTATTGTTTTTAAACTTGATGGGCCACCTGTTGATTCGTCTTCGTCCTCATCACCTGTTGATTCGTCACCTATTCCCGGTATTGGTTCTTCACCATCCTCCCCTGGTATTGGTTCTTCTTCCGGCATTGGTTCTTCTCCCGTATCAGGCATCGTTTCACCCATACCACCCATATCTGGTGGCGGTGGTGTTTCACCCATACCTCCCATATCAGGTGCTGGTGGAGGTGTTTCGCCCATATCAGGTGCTGGTGGGGGTGGAGTTGCCCCCATATCAGGTGCTGGTGGGGGTGGAGTTGCTCCCATATCACCCATATCAGGTGCTGATTCTGACTTTTTAGGTTTATTTTGTTTTAAAACGAATTTTTTTTTTACTTCAGGTTGTTCACCAAGTAAAGAAATCCCTTCGTAGTTTTCATGAATTCGATTAAGTTCTGAAGCAACAAGATTAAGTTTTTTCATTGCTTCAGAATATGAACGATAATATTTTCTTTCCCTTATATCATTCATATAATCTAAATTACTTTCATTTAAACCTTTTTTAATAATATAACCAGATTTTTCATAAACAATACCGTAAGTATTACCGTCGGCTAGTTCAACACTATATGAAGTAGTCCCATTATAGTTTTTATTATCATATCTTGGAGTCTCTTTATAAGTTGCAATCTCCATAATTCTTTTCAATTTGCTAATTCCTTCAAGTTTTTCGCTTCCAAGTGGTTTTAAATCTCCCATTTTTTTTTATTTAATTGTTTAGTCCGTTAGTTCCACCAAGAGCAACCGCATTACATTGAATGGTTCGTTGGTTTGTTGCGTACGACCATTCAGGTTTTGGTGTTGTAAATGTTACTACAGTTCCCACAGTATCACCTGAACCAGGAACATAACCTCTTACTACTGTAGTATAATTAGATGTACAAGCTGTTGTTGGCATAATTTTTTTATATAAATATACGTTTATTAGATAAATATTTTTTTATTCGTAATTTTCTTGTTCAAGAGATAATTTTTTATCAGTTATTTTATTTTTAAAATTTTCTAATTTTGTTATATACCCATTTCTTCTTAGATATTTAAAAACTAAATTTTCATAAGAATACTCACCGCCCCTTTCTAAACCACAAGTTCTATACTTTCTTAGTTTGTTTTTGTACTTGGTTAATAATTCAACCGCATCCTCTATATCTTCATCTTCGGCACTTTCTAAGACACCATCAATAATGTCCATCCACTGCTTTGATTTTTGAATGATTAGTTCTTTATTAATTTTAGTTTCTGTTTTCTTTGGGACCGAAATAAATTCATTATTTAATATGGAATATACCCCCTCGCTAAATCCAATTTCGCTATCATCCTGTAAATATAATTCAACATCATACCCTTTTATTTTAATATCGTGTTGATAATTAAATATTGTTTTTTTCAAATCGAATAATTGAAGATACAATTCTTTTTTTTCTCCCGAATATTGAGATAAATCTGATAAAATATGTAAATCAAAATCAGAGTAT